TATTGCCCTTGTAGGCGACTATTTGTGTAGAGGGCATCTGTACGGTCGCGGCTGTGATGTTGCCGTCCGCATCGCACTGCACCGCCCCCGTGGTATGTGTCAGCTCGACGCGGTATGCGCTCTCCGGTTGCAGCACGTCCCCAATCGGCCTGTCGCCGATGGTTGACCTTACATTTATCCTGCCGCACACTTCAAGGCCGCCGTCCTGGGTGTATTCGAGGTACTGCGTATCGCCGTCCTTGCCGAGACGAAAATATATCTTGCCCGTGGCATGGTCGTAGCCTATTGATATGAGCCGGCGGCCGGCAAGCGAGCAGCAGTTGATGCCGGAGTACATGTTGATTGAGGGGCTGTCAGATGCGACAGTCGAGATAACAATGGCGGTCTGTCTGTCCGGCTCGTCGGTGTTGCCGAGCTGCACGATCTCATCACCCCCCTCGGGAACGGAATCAGGCTGGCACAACAGGTTGCCGTCGGCGTCACGCATTTCCTGCACATACACCTCGATACAGCCATAGGCATTGCCCTTGTCGTCTGTCCTGTCATTGTTCGACACGCCCTTTACCAGCAGCCAGTAGTAGCGGTTAGCGGTGTTGTCACTGCTCGCGCCAAGATTGAAGCTCTGGCACTTTACGAGGTCGCCGGCCTTGATTCTGGTATGCGTCTTGACCCCGTCCTGCTCAGAGAGGAAATAGCATTTTGCAGTAATGCTCCCGTCATCCCTTATGCCTGTGTCCACGTCGGTCAGCTTGACCCCGCCGCCGGGAGTAATCATCAGCTCTCCTCCCATGGCCTCCGTATCAATGATTGTCAACATGCGGAAAACAGCCTTTACGCGCACAATCAGTCTGTCAAGCTCGCCGACACTCTGGTTGTTGAGAAGCCTGTCAATCCATACCTTCGCACCGGATACGCCCGATACAAAGTTGCCGACCTCCATGGCCACGTCCGAGGCAATTGCCCCCTTTGAGCGGTCATCGTTTAGCCTGGACAGGAAAGACCTTAGGATCATCAGGGCCGAGAACAGGTTGTTGTCGGTAGGTCGGGTTCTGTCCCCGGTCCTTATTATGTCGGGAAGACTTCCGCCGGCAGACCCGAGACCTTCAGCAAACAGCCTCACATCCCTGATTTCATCGTTCATCCTGGCTTTTGACGTGCGTCCCAGGACATCGCCGATCTCTATGTCCATCTGGGAAGGCAGGTTGACCTTGCGTGTAATCCTGGTAATGCGGCTATCCCTAAAGCCTGTCTCCGGGAAATATTCATTGCTTTCAAGGCGCACCTTTCTGCCTATGGACAGATCCACTTTCTCTTCCTCTATCCATACATGGTCAGTGGCGGCCTTGAATACAGAAATGTCGCGTGCGTGCTCCCGGTTATACACATTTACAGCCTCCATGAACTCTTCCTCTGCGAGGGCATAATACTCGTCAGGCATACGCAGGTTCCACAGGACATACCTGTCGCCGGCTTTCGGCACGAGCTTGTTTCCGGGCAACTGCATATCGTTGTCATACGGCCATATCGTTATGATTTCAAACTCACGGGTCGTACTATTGAAATTGACCTCAAAATAATATGTGCCGTTCTCTTCCTCGCCGAGTCCGGCAAGTTCGCTTCCTTCCTGAAAAGAGACTCTTTTCACAAGACCGCCGATTTCGTAATCGTTGGGGTCAAATGGGAGGCTGTTGTCAGTGAAGTAGTAGATGGTGAAGGGATTCCCGTCTTCGCTTGTCTTGACCTCGCTGCGCACACTGCTGACTATGCCTGTGCGCCGGGGGTATATGTCGGCAAACGCATCAGCCTCATAATGGTCAACACGTCCGTATTTGTCTGCATTGATTTCAACGTATTTCGCGCCGCCCGGCAACTGCAGTCTGGAATATCCGTACCTTTCAGGGTCGATGTTGCGCGTACTGCCAACCGGATACAGCCTTGTGTAGAACTTCACGTTGTCTGCCTTGCCCGGGTCAATTGACAGCAGACCCTTGTTATAGCCAAGTGTGACAGGCTCGCCATGCTCGCACCTGCACAGATTGACGGTCTGCCCCTCAACCCAGCACTCTGTGCCCGTTTTTTCTGCCAGTTCCCTCAGGGCCTCGTCACAGTACTTCCCGAAATAGTCTATGACAATGTTCTCGTTGCCCTCTACACGACCGACCTTCCAGTCTGTTATATTCCCCATGCCGGAGTTCATACATTTCACGATAAGTGCCACATGGTCGCGTGGAGGAGCGGTAAGCGTGAATACAGGGTCGTCCTCATTATCGACGGTCTTGATGACAAGCATATTCCTGACAAGGCTTTCAATGCCGTACAGCCTGATGTCATACACCCATTCCTTTGTAGATTTCTGTTTCGGCCTGTATCTTTCGGTAAGCCAGTACCGTTCGCCAAGGTAATCAACGTAATCGTCAACATCGAGCTCGATATGATCGTAATGGGTGAAAGACAGGGTAAGCACATTGTCTCCCTGTATCTCCTTCACCTGGGTAGAACTGTCGTTCGGGGAAATGTCCACCCTGGGATTGCCTGCGGAATCGAATATCGTTATAAGCATGTTTGAACGGTGTTATAATTCAGTCAAAACGACGGTACAGGCTCACGGAATTTAACCTTGAACCTGCTTGCATGAACGCCCTCTTTCCATAGATATGTGAGCGGTTTATATCCGGGGCAATCGACATAGAAGAGCCGCATGGTGAGGCCCAGTTCCGGGAAGCGGATATTGAGCCACCCGTTTTCTCCCTCTTTGAGAAAGGATATGAACTCCATGTACTTCATCAGCCATTCGCTCCGGCTCTCGGCAAACAACGCGAAATGCAATGTGACATCGCGCTCCTCGTTCTTCACATCAAGTCTTGATGAATACTTGCTGCCGTTCTCTTCCCTGATATTGACAGCCACATGGCCCTTTACCTTTGACGGTGTCATTATGGCCGTGAGGTTCTCCCGGCCGCCCTTCTTTTCCTCAGTCAGAAAAGCCCCGAATTCAGTCCATATATCCTTGCCGTTGATGATGACAAGGTCCTTTAGTGCTGCGCTGTTCATATCTACCGTGTCTTTATGCCGTCCCTGATTATCTTTTTCACATCATCGGCTACCTCATCAAGTTTATCTGCGGCTCGCCCTGTATTCTCCTCGATCTTGCGAAGGGTATCCGAAGCGGCACCCCACTTCGCCGTCACATCCTCGATATTGTCATCTATCGACGAAAGATGCATCTGTGCGCTAACAAAAAGACCCTCAAGTTTAGTCCCTTGGTCTTGGTTCATGGCTGCGAAACTTCCTGATTTACCCGATTGGCTTGAGCCGCTTGTCTCCGGATCATATCCCATCGCATCGGCCAAGGCATCACGCTCGGCAATCGCACCGTCAACGATTTTTTTATAACTGCTGCGTAATGCCGCCAACTCCGCGTCATCGAGTTTGCCGTCATTGGACATGGCATCTGCAAGGCTGTTGTACCAATCCTTGAGCATCTCGGAATATTTGTCACTCATCAGACTCTCAACGATAGTTCCGAAGAGCATTTCATCGAGGTTTTCTGCAAAGGATTCAGCGTCAGACTCCATGTCGAGCAGCTGACTCTTGAAGTTATCCCGGACACTGCTGAACGACATACCTGTCAATTTTTCCCGGAGTGCGTCCTGCAGCTCTTCAAGCTGCCTGTAATAGTCGATGTAGTCGTCCATGTACCGGGCCGCGTCCTTGTAGCCGTCATCTGCCAACGACTTGATTTTTGAATACAGGTCGTTTGCCTCGTCGAACACCCTGGCCATTTCCTCGCTTGACAGACCGAAGAACGCCCCGGCACTCGATATGTCCCGGCCAACGATGTCGCTGATGCGTTTCCAGTCGGCAGGGGACATTCCCTTGTCGATCCTGTAATTCGATGAGTGGTCCCCACCGATTCCAAGGAAGCCGCCATTGTAGGCCTCCCCGGACCGCTGCATCATCTCCTGTGTATTGGCCATGGACTGCTCAAGCAGCGCCTTTTGCTTATTATACACAGCCTCGGCATCTGCGACCGAGCCTTCTTCAAGCTTATCCGCAAGGTTGTCGATGGCTTTCTCCAGGTCTTTGTTGGATGCGGTCAGATACTCAATGTCAGACGCAAGCGTCTTGTCGCTGTCGCCACCGCCGAACCATGAGGAGAAACCTCCCCAGGTTATGGCATCGAATATTTTCCCGACCCCGCTCAGTATGCTTTTCCCAACGGTCACGAACAGGTCGCCGGACAGGACATCGTCAAGTATGCCGCTCACAGCATTGAATACCGCGTCAAGCAACCCTCCGATGACCGCGCTCAGCCCGTCCTTGAAGACATCAATGATGCTTACTACCCATCCGATGACCGGAACGTCCTCAAGCGCATCGGCAACCTTCCCGAAAGCCTTCCCGAGTTTCCCTTCAATCTTTTCCGCACTGTTGCCAAGCTCAATAAGCCCGTTATATGCCCCCGACAGGCTTCCGGACGCAAGTTTCTGCAGACCGCCGACCACACCGTCCATAGCGCCCTTGAGACCTGTGGCCGTAGCGGAAACGGCCGCTTGTGCGGCATCCGAGGTTCCCTGTGCGGCCGCTACATTCCTGGCTGCGGCAGCCTCGTTATCCTGTGCTGTGACAAGGGCACTCTCGGCGGCCTCTTTCTCGGCGGCCGTACCCTCGGACTGTGCCAATATATACGTCTTCTGTGCATCACGCAATTCCTTGTAGCACCGGGAATACTCATCCTGCGCCTCCTTTAGGCGTGTCATGGAGTCCACGTAGTCGTCTATCTCATTGCCGAGCCGTCTGAAACTGAGATTGTCCGCCCCGCCAAGTCCGTGTTCCATCTGACGAATCGCATCAATGAGAGCCTGCTGGCTCGCGTGATCCGAGTTCTTGAACTCATCAGTCCCGACATAAGCCCTGGCATCGGCAAGAACAGGAGCCACGACCTTACTGAACATCCCGCCGAACTCGCCGAACACGACACTCCAGTCTATGCCCGCCTTAAGCTCCTGCGCCCTTATGCCGGCTATGAGACTGTCGCGCTCCTTGCCGAGAGACATCTGCTCGGCCTCAGACCCGGCTTTCTTAATCTTCTCTGCATACTCGGCTGCAATCGCAAGTTTCTGCTGTTGATATGATCCATATTGACGAAGATGCTCCTGCATGAGGACAAATTCCCCCTTATAGACTTCGGCAATGGCTTTCTGCCGCTTCGCTTCATTCAACTCATCAGCATAGTCGATTGCCTGCTGCTGTTCCTCATTCAGATCAGCGGAATGCCCGGCCTTCACATTATCTGCCTCCCAATCGCTCTTCTGTTTTGCGATGGCGTTTTTCCGGGCTTGATAATCATCTTCTATCTGCTTGAGTTTTTTCTGCAAACCTTCATCCATAGCCTCTGTCTCGGCTTGGTCATTCTCCTGCTGCATTGCGACAAGTTCGAGTCCAAGTTTTCGTTCAACCTCAAGACGGCGAGCAGCCTCACGTTCCTGCTGCTGTCGCTGACGCTCGGCTTTCTGACGCTGACGTTCGGCAGACTGTGCGTCCTTGTCTGTTCCGGGCTTGACCTTGTCGTATTCTTTTTTAGCCATGTCAACAGCTTCCTTGAGTCCCTTGGCTTTTTTCTCAAAGTCCTCTTGGGAGAGTGAATTGTTGGTGCTGCTGATGAAATCGTTGTAGGCTTCCAATGCGTCCTGATATTTCTTTTTTGCGGACTCTGCCCAATCTGCGGAACTGCCAACCGGCTTGTTGCGGCGATTCTGTTCCGACTTCAGTCTGTTGAGTTGATACTGTAGCTCCTCTTTTGAATATGTGCCGTTGAGTTGGGAGGTGCTTTGAGTAATCGAACCATACCTCTTCTCCTCAACTGCCATTTTAGCCAAGAGATTCTGCCTACGCTTAATCTCGGCCTCAAGGGTATCGTTGCTAACACCTGTCAGATTCTCAAAATATGAATTGACCTCGTTCTTGCGAACTTGTGTCTGTAAACTACCCCGTTTGTTGCGAAGGTTTTTCAACTCAGCTTCCTCCGCAGAAGACAATCCACCGGTCTTCATTGTATAAGCACCGGCTGTAGACTGCATTGTCACATATTTGACTGTTTTAGCCTTTGCCTCAAGTTCGGCAATTCTCTTGTTTACAGAATCAAGTTCATTTTCAGGACGGGTTATAGATGCCTTTCCATCAAGAGCTGCTATCTCCTCCTTGATTTTTTTGATATTTTTTAGTTTTTCATATTCGGTGTCATACTTGGCAAATATATCCGGATACTTCATTTCAAGCTTGTTGAGAGCTTCGCGCCGAGTATCAGTAGAAAGTGACTCATCTCCGGCAATAGAGCACAATTCCTCAATTTTGCGCCGATGCTCTTCCTCTGCCTCTATTACTTTCTCTTTCTGTTGCTGATAATCTTCCTCCGCTTCTTTAAGTCGTTCCGTTTCAGTCTTAGCCGATATGAGGGCTACTGTCACTCCGGCAAGAAGAGTTGCAACGAGGACGTATGGATTGGCAAGCATAGTAGCATTCAACAATTTCTGCGCCCTTTCCACAAGGAGCAGCCAATTATAATGCAATGCCTCTGCCGCAGTTGCCCAACCTTTCATTGCCACCACAGCCATAATCGCCGTGCGATATACACCGTATGTTCCCACGAGACCGAGCAGGATTCTTCCGAACCGCTCGTAGTTTTCAATCATGTAGGAAACGCCGCTTAGAGTCTTGTTTATGACACCCTCGGACTGCTGACCGATTTCGTTAAACATCATAAACACGGCATCCTCGATGTTGGAGATCTGACCTGTGATGGTCTTGGACTGCTCCTCCATCAGACCGCCAAATTTGCCGCCCTCATCAGTAAGGCTCTCGATGGCCCTCTGAACCTCCGGGAATCCGACCTTTCCGGCTTCCACAAGTTCCTTGACCTTGCTTTCTGCCACACCGAACTGTTTGGCAAGTTCGCCAATCATAGGAATGCCACGCCCAGTGAACTGATTAAGGTCTTGGGTGTATAGTCTGCCCTGAGCCATTGTTGTGCCATAGAGATACACAAGATCATTCAACGGCACGGAAAGTCCGGCAGCGATGTCTCCGAGACGTATCAGGGTCTCATTGACCTTCTCGGCTTCAAGACCATAGGCAAGCAACTGTTTTGCGCCATTGGCTACATCTTCAAGACCGAACGGCGTGATTGCCGCTGTCCTCACAAGCTGTTGGAGCAGTTCATCAGCTTGGGATACACTTCCGAGCATTGTCCGGAAGGCTACCTCAAGCTGCTGAACCTCTCCTCGCACATTGGCGATTTTTGACACAAGCTCCTTGACGGCGAATGCCCCGGCAAGCCTACGGAAAGTCTTGTCCATAGACTGTGTTGTCTTGTCGAGTTCCTCCATCTGACGTCCGGCCGCTTTCGCGTCATCGTTGAGACCGGACACGGCGTTCCTTGCCCGGCCTATGCCTTGCGATGCCCTGTCATTCAAAAGTATCTCAATTCTTACCGGCTGCATACTGTTCGCTTTTATGTGTCAAGTTTACTTCGGAAAAATCCTACGATATTGTTTGCCTCATCCTCTGCACTAACGGCGGATGAGTCACCGCCTGTCCCATTTACTTTGCGCCGGACATAGCGCGGAGCGTCGCTGAGCATCATTATCAGTGCTTGATAATTCACACCGTTGAGAATGTATCCTATGCTCCACCCGGTGGAACTCGCCACCTGCCACACAAACCCGAAGAGGCTATGGGAACCTTCATATTCGGTTCTTAACTTCCCTTCTTTCTTTGGCTCATTCTCAGCTTCATCGGGTTCGTCCGTTCCGCTGATCTGATAATAGGAATAAAAGGATCTGTACCCATGAGCGACACGAAACGCTTCATCACACCGAGCAAATGGTCGTTGCACATGAAATTGCGGACGACCCATGCCGTAGGCATCAACAGGACCTTCCGGGCGAAAAGACTGCGGCACACCGTGTACGCAATCATCCGGGAAACCGCCCGCCCATGTTTGGCGAGGAAATCCATCTCCTGCTCTTTCGTGAATGACCACATCTGCTTGCTCGTGACACCCATTGACAAATATGTACGTGCAATCAGCATTTGCCCGGACAGGCACGGTCTTCTCATTGTAAGGCAAATCTCCATGGGCTTCTTCCTGAACGGGAGGCGCAGACGCATGATCGGGACGACGACACCGGCATCGAGCAGCGCGTCCGCGCCTTCCATCTGGACATGCCTTATTGCGGCCTCGTCCATCATGCGTCGGACGAGGCTGTGTCGGTGATTTTGTATGGCGCGCCGCCGTCAGTGGGCTTGTTGACCTTGAGCTGACATTCGAGTTTTGACACTTCTGTAAGCGTCAGCTTGCCGCCAAGATTGCCGAGCAGTGTCGCATTCGGGGCGGTCAGTGTCTGGCCGGACGCAAAATCAATGGCACACTTGCCTGTGTTCATTACGAGCGCAGAGGGTGCCTCCCATCCGGTATAGTCGGGCGCGCTGCCTACCAGTGTGCCGCCAAGCACCTTCTGAAGATTCTCATAATTGAGCTGGATTATATTGAAGGTGGGGGCTATCTGGCCGTTTTTCTGGGCAAGGGTCAGGACCGGTGCATCCGGCACCTGTTCCGCCTCGATATCGACTGATTCGGGCTTTGTGCCGCCCCAGTCCCATGAGCCCTTCTCGATATATCCTACGACGAACCCGGCAAAGGTAAGGCGCCCAAGTCCGTATATGAAGTTTTTATTTGCCATTATGGTTTGTTTTTTTGATTGTTAATACTGATAATGTTCCGGACACTAAGCCCATAATGAAGACTATGATTGGATTGGCCAATGGTTCTGAACGCTGTTCTTGCGCCGTTAGAAGGTCGTTCTGATGCCGCTCAAGCGCGTCACGTGCGCGGTAGTAGAGGTCTTCGTAATACTCCACCTCGCGCTGCAGGCTGTCGCAGGTTGCCGTGACATATACCGTATCCTCTCTCATGGATACTTCCGCTCCGGCCTGGCCGCTCTTTTTGTGGTAAGAAGCCCCTGCCGGGAGCTTAAGGAGGCTGTCCACGGATATTGCTATCTGAGTCCGGCTCATCGGGACCGGCTCTCTCACTGTCTTCCTTGTCACAGTGTTCACCGTGTCGTGTCTCTCTACAGTCTGAACAGTCTGCTCCTGCCGGAGACGGGCTTTCCGGACTGACGCGCAGCTTGCGAACGACAGGGCAATTATCAAAGTGAGGGCAACTTGTGGCAGCCTCGACAGCCTTGCGGAGCCGGGCCATCTCCCTCTTGGTGGAGGCCATCTCCCTTTTAGTGGCCTGCAGGTCCTCGCGTGTTGCATTGAGTTCCTCTTCTAAGGGTTTTACAATGTTCTCAACAAGAATACGGGTGGCGTTTTCAGTGTTGGTAATCCGCACGCTTTCGGCCTCGGCCTTTGCCTTTTCCGCTTCGGCTCTTGCCCGCTCAGCCTCGGCGTTGGCTTTCCTCACGGTTGCCTTGAGGGTGATGACACCCACCAGAAGAGCGATGAGGCCACCGCCAAGTAATATGTTGAAGATTTCACTGAATGTCATTGCCGCTCGTTTTTTGTTGTTACTGATTAATTCCGATGGATCTCAGCCACTTTTGGACATCGAAGCTCGGGCAAGCCTTGGCCGCGATTTCGTTGTGACCGATGATACGCACATCCGGGAAGCGTCTATGGAAATCCTTCACGTAGCCTTCCATTGCCTTGAGTTGCGCTGCGGTTCGGGTGTCCTTCGGATTCATCGACCTGTCGCAACCGCCGGCATAGACCACATGACGGCTTATGGAGTTGTAGCCCCTCGCCCCATTGGTGATTTCCCAGGGATCGACATTGGCGTCTTCATTGTTGTTGACAAGACGCTCGACCGTCCCGTCAAGGTGGATGAGGTTTGTGTAGCCCACCTGCTTCCAGCCCCTGCCGCCGGCAGACACCGGGGAGGTGTGCCATTCACGGATCTGCGCAGAGGTCACATCACGCCTCTCCGGGGTCGCCGTGCAATGGATCACGAGGTACTTCAACTTTGCCATAGCTTATGCGCCCTTGTAGCCGCTCATCATCACAGCACCGGCATCGGCCTTTTTGGGAAGACAGATGAAGTAGTGACGGAAGTTGATTTTGTTGTGCTGGTATTCGGGGTCTGTGGCAGCCTCGCTGTAGTACATCTTTGTTGAACCCGTGGCCTTGAACACACGCGGAGTATAGAATGCAAACGAGCATTGGAACTCACCGGCCTCCGCAGTGGCATGAACATCCTTCTTCTTGCCGGCAACAGTGTAAATGGGGTTGTCGCCATAGGTATAAATGTCAAAGCCGTAGAGTGTGCCGACAGTGCCGGTGGTGCGGTTGATATTGTACTGCTCACGGAATTTCTGGTCAGTCAACAGCAGGTCGTTCACATGGTCAGGGCACAATACAAGACGGCGGTTGGCAGTCGGGACCTTGAGCTTGTCGAGGGCGCGTTTCAATTCGATGAGGTCATTGACCGTGAGCTTGAGCCGTCCGGTTTCCGGATCAGCATCACCTGTCGTCTTGAGTACAGGGGTTTTCTCGGTGTTCTCTTTCGCGCACAGGGCATGGGCGGCCTTGGCAAACTTGGCGTCATTGATTGCATTGGCATGGCTCTCCTTGACACGTGACATCTTGTCGTAGGAGATAGCATACAGCTCGTCATCGGTAATGGGTGTGACCTTCGTCTGGAACTTGTCAAGTTGAACGGCGATGTCCTTATCTTCCAAAGCCTGCAACGGAATGGGATAGGTCGTGTTATTGATAAGCACATCAGGGTCAACACCGACATCCACAAGATGGATGACATCATTGTTTACTATGGAAGACTGGTCGGGAATACCCTCAAGCCACGAACCGGCAAGGAACTCGCGGAGTGCCTTGACAAGCTCCCCTGTCCATATCTCGGCATAGACCCCGGCACGAAGCGCACATTCGGGTGCCGGAGCAAAACTCATGACAGTGCCGATGACCACCATGAATAACATTCCGGCGACAATAGGAACGCCGAGCAATACGGCGAACAATGCGCCCATGAGCAAATTGAACATG